GCCGGAACCTGCGCAAGGGTCGATGACCACATCGCCCTCATCGGTAAATATCCCGATCAGGCGCTTCAGCAGATTCACCGGCTTCTGGCTTGGATGTATCTTCGGGATATCTTTGCCGTCCCGCACCCAGTCGAAATGGTCGAAGATCATGTGCCGCTTGCCGTCCGCATCGGTATTGCGGAACTTCGGCAGCTTGCCCCGATACAGCACCAGTGCATATTCGGTAGCACCCACGATCCTCATGTTTGCCTTCAGTACCTGCGGACTGTAATTCTTCATAAAGCACAAAAACTGGTAGTGCTTGAAGCCGTATTTCTCCGCCTGCCGGATGACCTCCGGGATCTGCTGAAAGGCACAGAACACGATCATGCAGGGAGCATCTTTCTCTCCTTTGGACGGCTCCTTTTTGAGCAGTCGATTACAGAATGCGAAGTATTCAGCGATGTTGAAGCTGTAATCCGTGTGGAATGCCGCCTTGTGTGCTTTGCTGCTTTCGCCGTTCTGATTGTCACCGTCCACATACCAGTCGGGACGGCTTGCATAAAAGTCACCGCCGATGTTGTACGGGATATCCGCAATGACGAGCTGCGCCCTCGGAATGCTGTAGCCTTTGTAATTCTGGAAATTATCGTGTATGAGCACACACTTCACGTCACTCAACAGCATCACCGTCCTTATCGATTACGGATAAAAGAAACGATCTGCAAACTGACAATTCTGCAAAGCGTTTACATTTCTCCATGACATACTGCCTGATCCATTCTGGTGCAGGTGGAACATCGTTATAACGACCGTATTCTCCAAACATACACTCCATGCCGACATTTCTGGCCTGAACAGCTTCCTCAAAGGTATGGTAGTATCCGAGATGGAGGTCATGCTGTCCGATTTTGATTCTCGCCCTGTATTTATTTCGGGGAGGATAAAAGCTGACACCGCTTACGCCGGAGGTGTTATTTTTCTGCAATGGCTGATTGATTTGATTCTGCTGATGCGTAACAATACGAAGATTGCTCAAGCGGTTGTCAAGCGTATCCAGATTGATGTGATCCACTTCATATCCTTTTGGACAATCTATCAGCAAGTCGTGTACCTTCTTTCCACGGGCAGAAGAAATATACAACTGCTTTCCCTCTGAATTGTAATTACGATACCAGTTGGTATCCTTTATGCGCGGGAACAAGCATTCATCAAAGATAAAGGCTGTTCCGTCACGCAGGATTCCAATACCGATCCCGTTCTCAAAACTGTATTTGACATTAGGCATCCGCATCGCCGTCCTCTGCTGTCGGCATCGCTGCGATAGCCTCTTCATAGGTGAGCTTCTGACCATCACGGATGACATACACATCATCGCATTTGCCCTCGCGGAATTTGATATACCGTTTTACCTGAACGTCCACAAACTTTTCATCAAGTTCAACGGCTCTGCATTTGCGGTCGAGCTGTTCACAGGCGATCATCGTTGAGCCAGAGCCGTGAAAGCCGTCCAGAACAATGCCGTTCGTCATGGTGGACTGCTTGATGAGATATGCCATCAGCGGAACGGGCTTTGCTGTCGGATGTCCTTCGCCCTCGGCTTTAGAGCTTTTCGGACGGTCAAAGTCAAAGCAGGTGGTCTGCTTGCGGTCGCCGTACCATGTGTGTTTGCCGTCCTTCTTCCAGCCGTAGATCACTGGCTCAAAATTCTGCTGATAATCCGTTCTCGACAGCACGAGTCTGTCCTTTCGCCAGACCAATCCGCAGGAAACACGGAATCCGGCATCCTCAAAGGCATCATAAAACACTCTCGACTTTGAGGTCGCATAGAACACATATGCCGCTGAGTCATCTGCAAGGTTCTCCTTGAAACAGGCAAATGCGTTTTTCAGGAATTCGTAGCCCTCCTGATCCGAGAGGTCATCGTTCTTGATGCTGCCGGAAGTATTACTATATGCCACGAGGTATGGCGGATCGGTCAGAAGTAAGTTTGCTTTTTCACCGTCCATAAGCAGAGCATAGGTTTCAGGCTTAGTGCTGTCGCCGCAGACGATACGATGCTTGCCGAGAATCCACAAGTCACCACACTTTGAGAAGGTGGGCTGTTTCAGCTCCTCTTCAACATCAAAATCATCTTCCTTGATGTCCTTATCGTGTACCTGATTGAAAAGCTGCTCGATCTCCGGCGGGTCAAAGCCAGTCTTGCCGAGGTCAAAGTCGCTGTTCTGAATATCCTCCAGAAGTTCAGCGAGAAGGTTCTCGTCCCACGCACCTGTGATCTTGTTCAGCGCAATGTTTAGAGCCTTCTCACGGACTTTGTCGATGTCCACCACCGCACACGGCACTTCCGTGTAGCCGAGCGCCGTTGCTACGGTCAGTCTCTGATGTCCTCCGATGATCGTCATATCGGCATTGACCACAAGAGGATCGGCAAATCCGAATTCCTCGATGCTGTTTTTGATCTTCTCGTATTCCTTGTCGCCGGGCTTCAGCTTTTTACGCGGGTTGTATTCCGCAGGCTTCAGCTCCGAGACAGGGATCATGCGAAGTTCTGCTGTTTTCATCTCATCCCTCCCGAATATACATCTGCCGCAGCTCTGCGGCTCTTTTTGTGTTCGCATCCTTCAGCGCCGTGACCTCACGGAGCATATCTTCACTCAACGGCTTGCCCTTCAGCTTTTCGGCAAGCGTCCGGTACTTGCGGATGCTCCGGCGGAGTGCCGCATCGGTCACAGACACGATATACGCCTTGCCGCAGTAATCGCAGTTGAAATAGCTGTATTCGATCTCGCCTTCACGCTGCGTTTTCGGCTCCGGCACAAAGGCACATCCGCAGGCATCGCAGCGGACAGCATCTCCCGGCGGTTTCAGTCTGGCTCTCATACACGCACCCCATTTCTTAATCGGAGGATTCGTTGATTCCGACTGCCCCGGAACGCAAGTGAGATATCCTTCTGCTCCAGCAGAAACGGACCGTCCACCAGAACATCCACATACCGAAGTATAGCTCTGCCTTGCAACTGCTCGTAAGTGTATCCGCTGTACAGCCAGATATCTTTTTCTGGCATCTCCCACCAGATCTTTTTGAGCAGTGGAAGGAGCGCCTTTTCATTTTCCGGCTCACAGGGTTCACCGCCGAGAACAGAAAGCCCCTGTATCCACGATGGACGCAGGGCTTCGATTATCTCATCTTCTGTTTCTCTGGTGAAAGGCTGTCCATAACTGAAATCCCATGCCTCCGGGTTGTGACAGCCTTTACAGTGATTCCGGCATCCGCTGACGAACAGCGACACACGCACACCGTCACCGTTGGCGATGTCGTTCTTGTTGATCCTGGCATAATTCACAGATGCATCACCCGGTCTTTGATCTCAGCAGTGCGCCCCTGATTCCAGAACTGCGTTCCGAGGCAACCGCAGGTGCGGCGGCAGACATTCAGTGTTCGCTGATCGCGGTTGCCGCAGTTCGGGCATTCCCAGATCAGCTTGCCGTCCTCTTCAACGATCCCGATTTCGCCGTCATAGCCGCAGGCCTGACAGTAATCGGATTTTGTGTTCAGCTCCGCATATAGTATCGTTTCGTAGATATGCCGCATCAGCGCCAGCACCGCAGGGATGTTGTTCTGAAGGTTCGGCACTTCTACATAGCTGATTGCACCGCCGGGAGAAAGAGCCTGAAACTCTGCCTCGAAGGAGAGCTTTGCAAATGCATCAATCGGCTCAGTCACATGGACATGATAAGAATTTGTGATATAGCTTTTATCCGTCACATGAGGAATAATGCCGTGCCGCCTTTGCAGGCACTGAGCGAATTTATAGGTGACGCTCTCCATCGGCGTTCCGTACAGCGAGAAGCTGATATTAGTCTCGGCTCTCCATTTGCTGCACTTGTCATTGAGGAATCGCATGACCGCCAGAGCGAAGGTCTTACCGTCCGGCTCTGTATGTGAACAGCCTGTCATGCGGTAGGTCATCTCTGCGATGCCTGCATAGCCGAGGGAAATGGTGCTGTAATTGTTATACAGCAGGTCGTCAATGACCTCGCCGTCCTTCAGTCTTGCCAGCGCACCGTTCTGCCAGAGGATCGGCGCAACATCGGACGGCGTTCCTTTGAGTCGTTCATGTCTGCACATCAGTGCCTTGAAGCATATGCCATTTCTACAGTTTTTCAGCCTTTTCGTCCGAGCTATCAGGAGTTGTATGAGCGTGTGATTGCTTTGGAGAGTGCTACTGGTGTCAGCCCTGTGCAATCGACTGCACAGCTGACAAGTATAAATGCAGGTGATAACAATGCAGATAGTTAAGGAGGGGAATATAATGCAGTACATTATTATGCTTACTATTGTCTTGGGACTGGCGGTCTCAGACTTCATAACAGGAATCATCAAAGGGTATGTCACAGGCACTTTAAGCAGCTCAAAGATGCGTAAAGGTGGTCTCAATAAGATAGGCGAACTTATCGTCATGGCTACAGCCTGCGGCTTGGAGATCGGTATCAATGCACTCGGTAAGTACTATGCCGCAGATCAGCTCGCCAAAGTCACAGGTACTGTTGCGGCTATCGTAGTGTTCGGGTACATAGTAATAATGGAGCTCATAAGCATACTTGAAAACTACGCTGAGATCAATCCACAGTCCGCAGGTTGGATAAGAAAGCTGCTCAAGCGGCTGAAAAATGTTCAAGAATATGAAAAGGAGGAAGGAAAACATGACACTGAAAGGAATTGACGTATCCCTGCATCAGGGCAGCATTGACTGGAATACGGTCAAGAATGTTGAAAAGATAGACTTTGCTATCATGCAAGCGGGCTATGGAAGGCTTGCCACACAGAAGGATCCTCAGTTCGAGCGGAACTATTCTGAGTGCAAGAGACTCGGAATACCTTGTGGCTGCTATTGGTACAGCTACGCCGTGACAGCAGAGGAGGCAAAACTGGAAGCCGCTGCCTGCCTTGAAGTAATCAAAGGCAAGAAATTCGAGTATCCCATATACTTTGACATTGAGGAGAAAAGACAGCAGCTCGGCATGGGAAAAGTCACGGAAATAGTTAAAACCTTCTGTGAAGCCCTGGAGGCTGCCGGCTACTGGGTAGGCATTTACTCCTTTAAGTTCTTCCTCGAGACGTACATCGACAAGACAACGCGGACAAGGTATGCAGTCTGGCTTGCCCACTACATCAGAGAGACGAACTACAAGGATCCATACGGAATATGGCAGTATTCCGTTGCTGGCAATAAGGATAATGATATCGTCGGAAAAAAGAAAGTCGCAGGAGTTAACGCTGAATGTGATCTTGATTACTGTTACATCGACTATCCTACAGCCATCAAGGCCGCAGGGAAGAATGGATATGCTGCCGAGGTATCAAAACCGACTGAACCCAAGAAGCCAGTCAAAACCGTCGAAGCGATACTTGAAGTAGAGGGACACAAATACAGCGGTCTTCTTGAAGAACTGTGAGCCTTGACAGTCTGCACTCGGCATGATATAATAC